AGACGGTTAATGTCATGTATACGGCTCAAGATACTTGACATCTTGGGTTCAAGTACATCAGAATACTTTTGAGGCATAAGACTAACACGTACCCGTGGTGGTTTATTAAAGTGATTTACATCTAACTTTAACAACCCCGGATACTTAGTGGCCATAGTACTGTTAAGTTGTGGGTGATCATCAAACCTTTTAAGATAATCAATCAAAGGTTCAGGCATATGTTTCTGCATCAGTACTAAGTCTGAATTGCAGGCAATATCTACCATAGTATATATAGGGTCTTGTTGATCAGGGATTTTAGTAAATTCTTTTTCCCATTCAACAACAGACTCATAAATCTCATCAACGTTCTTGTTTACAAAAACTCTTTTACCATTGTATCTAGACATATAACAATAAGTATCAACACAACCTCCAAAACATCCATATATAATATTTGGAGCTATGCAATTACTGCTATTGTTATTTGTTTTGGTAACTAAAGTTTTGGTTTTCTGGACTTTAATCATTCACTATTTCTACTTCAGCCCAGGCAACTAAGTGTACTACTTCTCCTGTATCTGTTGTACAATAAGAATACATTCCATCAATACTTCTAAAGTTCAATTCATCTCCAGCTTTAATTTGAGGAGCTCCTGGTGGTACTTTAACATCACCAATGACTTTAATTCTTGAGTTTCTAGGTACTTCATGTAATTCCATATCAAATGTCTTTAACAAATTGACCATTAATCATCCGCCCTGTACGTTTTGAAATTACATTGTAAGCACTTTCTAGACATTGTTCCAAACTAATGTTTTGCATTTTAGCTTGAATAATCAAGGTAACCATAATATCACCCATAGCATCAATAATCTCTTCACGGTCTTTAACATTGATGGCCGTGCAAAGCTCAGTTGTTTCTTCTAATGTCTTCAATGCCTGGGCCATTGGTGTAGCTTTAGCAAGAATACCCTTTTCCATAGCCCAGTTTTCTACTGCGCATTCTAATTCAAAATAATCCATATTGTTTAATTGTTTTTTAATAATTCTAATACTTCTGTTAATGATTCATGACGGTGGTTATCCTCCAGTACAACTTTATATACATGAAGAGAACTAGTAATCTTAGCAACTTCATTGATTGCAGAGTAATTTTTGTCTTTCAAATCTATCTGTTGATTATCACCACAGAAAATCATCATTGAATCTTTACCTAGTCTACTTAAAGCCATTGAAAACTGAGAACGTGTTAAGTTCTGAAACTCATCTACAATAACAACAGAGTGATCAAATGTTCTTCCTCTAAAATGAGATAATGAAACCAACTCTATTTGTTCTTCAGTTTCAAGCTTTTCTAATAACTCAGGTTTATTGTAGACCTTACGCATATTAGATTTTATAGGTACCAACCAAGGTTCCATCTTTTCTTTTTCAGAGCCAGGTAAAAAACCATTATCTTCTGTTGCCACAGTTGGCCTAGTAATAATAATTTTGTTATACTGTCTCTTAAAAAATTGATCTAGTGCTATTTGAACGGCAAGCAGTGTTTTACCACTACCTGCGTTCCCATGTATAAAACTAAAAGGATGTTTAAGTATTTGTTCTTTTGCAACCTTTTGTTCTTCTGATAATGTAATACTAAATCTGATAGACCCTTTAGGTGGTCTCTTTGTTATATTTGTTTTTGCCATTAGAATAATGTTAATTGATTTGGAGCAACATCAATAATATTATTAATCTCTTGCTCTATAGCTTCAAGATAATATTTTTTATCAATATCATAGTTATCCCACTTAGGTTCTAATTGCATATCATTAAATATTGTTTGCAACCATTTACCAGCTTCTAACTGTATCTCCCTGTTATCTTTTTTGTTAACTTTAAGAATCTTTACACCGGATTTAGATATAAAATATCTATTAATCTTTTGTAATTTTTCTTCATCAAATATACCATTCTTTATTTGTCTAGCAACTTGTTGCCAATCACCTTTAGACTTTCCACCAATACAATAATCTAATATGTTTTTATTAGTATCTATATAATCTTGAGGTAACGTATCATGAACAAAGTAATGATAGATTGCTTTTGGTATAACAAGTTTAGATTTATTCTTATGCAACTGTAGGTTATGAAAATCAAATCTACCTTTAAGTTTTACTGGAGCAAAACTAAACTTATCATTCTCTACTTTAAATAAGTAATGAGGATTATCAGTTTTTAGTTTTCTCCAAGTAGATATATCTACATCAACCCACTTATTGATACCAATGTAGTTGTTAACATCACCAATAACCATCTTCTGATATTCATCATGCTCTAAATTTAGATTGGTTTTTTCTTCCCATTCTTTACATATAAGCATGTATTCATCATAAAAAGCCTTTGGTATTATAGTTTCTACACCATCAGTGTTTTGTAATAAAGCAACAGCACCCGGTATACGTTCCATAATTTGCTCATAAAGCATCATTAGGGATAGTTGACCGTTAATTGTTATTCTCATACATAATTCAGGATCATAAAAGAAGCTGTTTTCATCATTGCTAAGACCAAAAGTAGAATTAAGTATAATCTTATATACATAGTTCATTGGATTGCTCTTAGGAATCTTCTTACGCTCTTCAAAGAACCATTCATATTGATTACAGAATTCTTCTTTAGGAAAATGACCCGGAGACCACTTGTTTTTAATAGCCAAGTTTGGATAAAAAGATGTTACATCAGAAGACATAATCATCATATCATCATCTGGTTCATAAACACCTTTCTTTATAGCACCATGAACACCACCTAAACCAAAGTGTGTATTAACACCTTTATAGTTTATGTTGTATTTAAAACTACCTTTAAGACTACCTGCGTTAACTTCTAATGAAGCAAATCTATCAAACAACACTTTAAACTCTTGAGATGAAAAAGAGATGTATGGTAATATAATATCCTTAATCTTAATTGTATCCCTATAAGTTCTCATCTGTTTAAGATCTCTTTTAGGTATATTTAAGTTTCTAGATAAATAATAACCAAATATCTCTTTGCTAATCCTAGGCTCTGAGGCACTAAACATATTAATGTTGTATGTACCTGTCAACTCTTTTCTTAAAGCTACTTGAGATCTTGATCTGTTATAGATTTCTTTTGTAGACTTAACATCATTAATACAATATTCAAGTATAGTGTCTAGATCCTTATGACTTCTGATTTCAGTTTCATGATGAATAGGCATATCTAATATATTTTGCCAATCCATACTATACTGAATCCATTTAAGACTAGAACGTTTAGCCGGATTGTCCCAATGGTGCATTTTAAATAAATCTATTTGACCTATTCTCATCTTCCATTGTGGATAATCACTAAACTCTTTGTTATTTGATTTCTGTATACATCTTTGTGCATACTTATAAATAATATTAGCAACTAAATGACCATCAAGATCTAAACCTTCTTCATCTTTCCATTTGCTAACATTATCTAATATATAGTGAGTTACTTGCGCATCAAATGCTAATCCATTATAGGATATATGCCACTCTTTGTTTATAATGTTGTCTTCTAAAAAGCTTATAAATTCTGACTGATCATTTCTTAACCGTGATATTACAAATATCTTAGTTTCTGTAGTTTTATAATTTTCAAAAACACCAGTAAAACAATCATAAAGTGTTTCATAATCCATTACCCAATGCTTCATTGTTTTTTTTCTTTAAGTTTATCTTTAAATGTGTGTAGAGTTCTTTCATTAATACCTAAAGCTTTAGCGGCACCTCTTACAGTTTTATGCTTTTTGAGAGCTAAAGTCATTATTCTCTCCCTCATTTGTAACAGTGTTTCCATCTTTATAATTTTTAAGTGCTACTACTTTAGCTTCTAATATTAAATCCATAATACTATCATAGATGCTTTCTACTGCTTCAGGAGATCCCTCACGCTCTAACTTTTTATCAATCTCTCTTTCATATAAGTTAACAGTCTTGATTACTTGTTTAATCTTCTGTTTAACTTGTTGTGTATGTATATACTGTAACCCATGTGCAAGTTCACCCATGCACTTAGTCATAGCAAATAGGATGTTTACATCCATTATTTCTTCATCTGTTAATTTAGCCATATAAATATATTAGAGCCAAAAAAAGCCCAAATCAATGAGCTTTTCTTTTTATAATCAATAGAGTTATAAGAGGCTATTGACCAGGCATAATAATTTTAGAAACTTTTGTTTCTTCAACATCTACAAAAAATTGTTGATAATCATAAGAAGATGCATTGATTGCAAAAATATTAATGAAGTCTTCAATATCTTTTTTATCTGATAAATAAAATTCAGAAAAAGTATCAACTAACCTTCTTTCTTCTTTTACTGTTTTTCCTGTTTGTTTATTAGGAGCTTTCAATCTCATAGGGTTTCCATCATCATCCAATTTAGGTACCATATGGTAAGATTGTTTCATTACTTTACTGATGACTGCTAAAATGCCTGACGTAGGGTCAAACATAGCTTCTGTATAAGGTGAGTCATTACTGACCGGAATCATTGTAAATGATTTAGCATTTCTAAAACTAGAACCTACTAACATCATATTTTGTCCAATTTTTGACATATTGATTTTTTTTTATTTAGGCAAATATACATCACATTCTTTTAATAAAGAAAGAAATGCACCATTTTTATTAATAACTGTTTCTTTTATTAAGTCTGGCGGGCTGCATAATTCAAACACATCTTCTAAAAGTTCTACCTCAACATCTAGCTCATCTGCATAAAATTCATGGAATCCTTCTGGTGATAAAAATGCTTCAACAAAGTCTGAAGATTTAGAATCACTAAAAAAATCTATAATTATTACTTTAGAATTTAAACTAAATTGAGAATATTTTCCTTTTATAAATTTATTAAAGTCACTTTTATAGCCTGAGAAATCAAAAACAAATAAATGTTTATTATTTCCCAGGTCTATATACTCATCAAATTTAGGATGGTTTCTTATGTATCTATTACAGAATTTATCAAATGAATTACACATTTTAACTTTGTATTCACAAAGAAATTTGTAATCATCAAAAGAGTGCACATTATCCATAGCTATATAAGTTTGCTTTGGAACATATGCTAATCCTTTCTTTAACTCCAATAAAGGATAAAGAAAGACCCTACTCTTCTGAAAATAGTCTGTATACACAATACCCATACTATAATCTAACTTTTTCAACTAAGAAATTGTAAGGTAAAGTATAATTTCTTTCATTGTAATGATATTCTGCTGCCATTATTACATTACTTAATGCTTGCGCCCATTTGTTAAGTGTAGTATCTAAAACTTCAAAAGTATAAACTTGGTTATATTTATCTATAACAACAAACTTAAATTCAATTTTATACTCATCTACATTATCAACTGATTTACTTACATCTTCATAAACAAGTTTACTATAGATAGCGGCTTGAAGCCAGTAATTATAAAACTCTACTGTATCATTAAAATCAGCTATTGTTTTTCCTGTAGTTTTAAGATCACATATAGTTATAACTTTGTCATCATGATTAACTTTATAATAATCTATGTAACCATGTAAACCAAAAGGCATTTTAGATAGTGTGCAGCTTAAGTATTTCTCTGCATAAGTTTCTATTGGGTCTAAATCAAAGTCTGTTGAGACTTCTTCAAAGATTGCCATAACATCACTGTTAGCTTTAATATACTCTGCCTGCTCTGTACACTTTAATAAAGTATCTTGATCAACAACATCAACGTTACTATTAGATAAGAATTCCCAGTAAGGTTCAAACTCATCTTTTATAATCTTAACAATACGTTGCTCATCTGTCTTAAGAGTCTGATACAAATTCATTTCTTTGAGTGAATCCAATACTATTTCAGATGGAACATCAAATAACTTTTTTGCATCAGTATATAAAGACATGTTTTTTAGTACTTTTCTAACACTATCTGTTGGTGCTTTACCCGGTGTTATACTAAACTTGCTATCAACATTTTCAGGTTCAAATACTAAACAATGTACAAGCTTGCCTTCTATTAAGTGTTTATCTGTTCTAACCTCACGGTCATTTAAAATATAGTCCTTATAAAATAAGGATGGTGAAAATAAAAGTTTATTTAAAGAAGAGTAGCTAAACTTAAACTTATCATTTGAGTAAAACTGCTCTTCTTTTTCAATGTTTCTATTCATTTATTGAGTTATTATATTTTTCTTTTAATACAAGATGTTCTAAATCAACTTTAAATACATCAGCTCCTGGTCCAACCATTGCACGTAGGCACTTGTTAAGAAACAATAATCTAGTTTTGTCAACAGCAAATTTAGTCAATTTTCTATCTTCTGTCAAGGCCATAATGTATCTATTGTAAGAATAAACATTATCAGTACCATGACCACCTTCATATGATTTCAAACGTGATCTCATAGCTTTTACATTTACTGTATTCCAATTATTAGTAGCTTTCATCCAATCATAATGCCACCAATACAAACCAGATACCACATTAAATGATTTTTCTATATTACAATTAGCTAGCATTTCAACAGCTAATGTTCTATTTTCTATATCACTACTTGTAATCATCTGTTCTATGGTATCATATTGATCATCTTCAATAACTGCTAAATCTTCATCAATTATTTCTGTTATTGCTGTATCAAATACAACAGTAGCTACAGAATTAATAACTTTATTATAATGAACAACGTTTTTCTTTTCAATTAGAACTACTCTAGATCCTAGATTTGCTGCTTTATGAAAAGTTTCTGTAATCTTAAAAAATTCATCTTTCCATAATTGAAGATTATTATTATTATGATAATAAGATTGAGTAAATGCAACAATTGAGTTTTGATCCATCTCAGATAATTTTTCTCTAAGTTGATTAAGAGCTTCATCAGTAAACATGCCTTTATCTTTTGCTATTATGCACGCTTTAACAAAGTCTTTGTACTCTAAAAATCTATTACTAGACCAATTGTATGTAAATATAGATTCTAAAAACTTGTATGATACTACATGTATGTCTGCTTTAGCACTATCTCTAGTAATTTTACAATCAAATCTTTCCTTCAACAAATCAAACTTTTGTCTTGGTAAGTTTAATTTAGGATATCTATAAATCTTTACATCTTGTAAGTTAATAACAGATGGTTTCTGTTTGCCAGTAACTATGTTATGTAACCCAAAATTTGCAAGATCATCAGGTGATAAATGATAGTTATCACTACTTCCAACATAAAGCTCATCTGTTAGTTGCATATCAAATGCTTCAGATGTTAGTTGAATATTATTGTTAACTATATTATTATCTTCTCTGTTTAAATTAAAATTATATATTTTTTTAGTCATTTTTTAAATATTTTTGATATTCTTTTTTTACAGCTACTTTAAAAGTATAAAGATCTCTATTATGAATGCTTATTTCTTTCCTTACTATAGGTTCAAGATATCTAAATGTTATTTTATCAAGCTTATCCTGATTCTCTAACCATAGTATCATGTCTTGTGCACTTTTATGGGTAAAATCATTAAAGTTTGATGCTTCCAACCAATATTGCAAATCTTTATCTCTATTGTCTGCATATGTTATACTACTACAGTCTTGAGCAAACTGCCATAATAAATGATAGTTTTTCTTATAATCAATAGTAGGAATAATTTTAAGAGCTAAAGCCTTATCATCACCATAAGCATTCAATTGTGCTTTTAAATCATTAAAAAGCTCTTCATCAAGAGTCATTTTAGTAGCAGATGCATGCAACACAGTTTCAGGATCAATAACACTAACGTTTGTGGTATCAATTATATGCGCTAAATTTATAGCCATACCAGTAATCATCCAGTTATCATATAGACTATCTTTTATATCTATATCATAATATCTTACTCTCTCTGTAATCTTAGGTGTAATAATACACTCTAAACCAGAATCTGATACTTTTTTAAGAACACCCGTTTTTGTTGCATCTCCTATTGTAGTTTCATAATTCCATATCTTATTCATCATTATTGTAGATGGGATATTTTCCGCATTCTGTAATGTATGAGTAGTAATGTCATCATGACCTACAATTAAATCTGCTAATTCATAATCATTTGTTACAGTTATACCATGCTCTTTAAGAGCAGCTTTTAATCTATCTTGTGATACATTACACTTAGGTAATATAAAAGCTTTCTTTTTGGTTCTAAAAGTTTGGTCATCTTCTGTAGGGACCGTTAATATACTGTGTATTTTTTCATACGTTGTCCGATCTTGTGTGCATAATACTTTATTACACTCTGTATTAGAGAGGACACCATAAACGGTGTCACTCTCCAATGCAAAGTAAGCTAAAGCATCAGCATCAAAATCTTGATATACTGATTTATTTGCCATTTTATTTCATTGTCATTTTGACAATCTCAGGGATCATCATTAATTTATTAAACTTTTGCTTATTACCACTAAATATTGATCTTACAATCAAATACTTTAAGTCATTAGTAAAATAGTCTTCAGTACATAGTGCCTTTAGTCTATCTGTATTCTTTTGACTTACAGTATTTTCTTTAGAATACACAACAGCATAGTTTGCCAGACGTGTAGCTAATGTAGATGCAATATCTGCACGGTAATTATCATCTTTACCAATACAACTTCTAAGCTCACCAAGAATATATTGCTGATTATCATGTGTCAACAAATCTTTTGGAGTTACAAGCTTATCAAGTTTATTATTAATGAAGGTTGTGAACATTGATGCAAAAGCATCACCTACACTACCCTCACCAATCATTTGAATCATGCTGAGGTTATCTTCAAAATTATCAAAGCTTGATATAGCATTAAAGAATGTAGTAATAGATCTTGCATTTGTTTCTTGAGTTACTAACTCAGGATTCAATAACAAAAAGTTAATACATCTAGAATCTACACCTGCTTCTTCTGCCCATTGAGCCCATACATTAACATCAAACTTAAGATTAGCAGTTACATATCTGGTTTTCTGTGCACTATCTACACTGTTAACCATATAGTCTCCGTTATCCGGGTTAGCTGTTAATATAATATGCCAATCCTGTGGTAGTGTCCATGAAATATAAGACTGTCTGTCAATCAATTCCATACAAGCTTGAATAAAACGTACATCAGCACGGTTCCAGTCATCTAGTAATAAGATACCACCTGATTTTTTATCAGCAATCCATTCTGGTGGACAATAAGACATTCTGTTCTTACCTGTCATTTTGTATCCATTTTTTAGATACTCTTTTACGGCAAGTTCATCAACCCATAAACCAACCTTTTTAGTTTTTGTTACAGGCATTTTTGCCAAAGTTGATGATGCAGCAGCTCTTTGTGCAGCAGTATAAGATATGTCATTATTATTTTCTGAAACTTTTGTCTCTTTATACATTTGAAATTGCCGAACTGGAAAACCAACCAAGTCACCCAACTCTTCTATCTGTGCTAAGTTTAACTTAACAAAGTTTAAATCATTCTCTTTAGCTAATTCAACAATGGTTGATGTTTTACCAATACCAGATTCACCAACTACCTCAACAGATACAGATTGCTTACCTTCTTTTTGTAAGAATCTATTGTTTTTAATTATGTGGTTTACAAATCCTTTTAGTTCTGTAGCATTTAAATTTACTTGACCCATTTTTTACTTTTTTATTTAATTTAATTTTATTTTTTGTCCTGGCAATTCATCATTTATTTCTGATATACTGCTATGCACCCATAAAGTGTTTTTTGGACAGTTATCAGGAGAATAAGCTTCACCATCTGTTAAATATATAAGAGCTGTGTATAACCCTTTCTTTTCATTATAGTGATCAATTACTGGTTGGAAGCTTGTCCCACCACGACCATGTATTTCCCAATCTTTTTTAGGATTGAACTCTTTTACACTATTAAGTTTAGTATCACATTGTGCAACTGTAATTTTATGACCAGTCTTATGCATATGAGCTAACTCAGAGAAAAATTCTTTTAATTCTTCAGTATTTACAGATCCTGATGTATCAACACCAACAAGTATATGATTCTTAAACTTTATCTTTAAACCTGGATTCTCAGAATAACGTTTATTATACTTACGTCTCATCTTTTTAGTGTAAACTATACTTGAATTGCCTACAAATCTTCTTAAATATGCTTTCCAATTAAACTTTGGAGGTTCAATATGCATTAATTTATGAATTAGTTCTGCCAACTCTCCAGGTACACTACCTTGTTTTTTAAGAGTTTCTTGTGTTGCTTCCTTAAGCTGATGATCTACTTGCTTTTGTACAAGCTTTTTATCTGCTTCAGATAAATCATCAAAATCATTCCATGTGTCATGACAATATTGAGATCCACCATCCATTTGATCCATTAGATTATCTAATGAAGGAGAACTTCCATCTTGTTGTGCTTGTTCCAAAAGTCTATAATATTCTTTTGTACCTGCTTTTCTAGGAAGATTTAATTCAGGAAAACTTGAGAGTAATAAACCACCTTCAGGTAATTTACTTTCCAGTATGTACTGGTTAATTTCTAAATCAGCAGCTATATTAAATAACTTATGATTAGAATATAGATCTCTCATTACCAAGTGCCCAAATGCAATGTGTAATAGTTCATGCTTTACCAAACCATATCTATGATCTTCACTTAAGTTAAAGTAAAAATCAGGATTGATTGTTAACTGCATTCCAATACCATGTTTACTAACACCTGCTGTAGGTATTTTATCACTGTATTGTTTATTTATACCAATTAAAAAAAGCCCGTAAAAGGGCTCTTCAAATATTAAACTTTTAGTTGTCCGTGCAACTACATCTTGTATGTTCATCATAATTATATAATTTTATCTAATATTTTTTTATAAGTTTCTTTATTATTTGTATAACTAATGTCATTAAGTATACATTCTATTGTAAGAGAACCTATAGGATATTTAATATTTCTGCTTTTTAAAAACAATTTTCTTGCATCATAATGTAAAGCTTTAGCAAATAGCTTATCAGTTATATGTTTATCACATAACTCTAAACTATTATAACAATGCATTCCCAAATCATAATCAACTGGCAGACCATTAAGTAATCTTAAAATATTAAAGAAATCATTTTTCTTTATTACATTCATCAGTTAATATTTCTATCCATACTCCGGGATTTTTTTTATCATATGTATATTGAACAAATACGGGAAGAATAAATTCTGCATTATCATCCTCAATCCAACCTGCTTTGACCATATCATCTTGTACTGTCTGTGCAGGATTGATATAATCAAATTTATGTTTAGTACCCCTTACAAATGTAAAAGATATCTTAGCCGGTAAAGTACATTTAGATAATTCTGTTTTAAACTCTTCAGCATACTTTTCATAGTATTCTTTAGTAAGCTTTCTATAGTTAACTACTGTCTTACTAGCTATAAAGTATTTACCTGTCCATCTTCTTCCATTTTTACTGGAAGGTACAGAACCTGGTATCCACCATTTTTTTGGTTTTTTCATATCATTTATTAAGTGTTTGTTTTAGTAATGGTTTTAATACTTCATGTAACTTATCAAAGCCATGTTTTTCCATAGCATCTGATATGTCTTTACATATAGATAGTGCACATCCTTGAATATTATATGCACTTGCATATCTTTCAATTGCTTTAAAACCTGCTTCATCATTATCAAATAATGTAATAACCTTTTTATACTTTTTTTTAAAGTTTTGTATAATGTGAGGTTTTATTATAGTATTCTCTGAGTCTGGTGCTATAACTTCAACGTTATAACCCATACTTTTTAAACACATTGCATCTTTTAATGATGAACATATTACTAAATAAGGTTTCTCATATTTTAATTGATCTAGTCCCTGAAGATAAGTATCAACTTTATGAAATCTATGTTTACTTTTAGGTTGATATATTTTATATACCTCTCCATGTTTATTAAAGTATCCATAAACTCTTGGTGCCTCTATCTTTAATGTATTAATGTGGCCATCTTCTTGCTTTATAAGATTATAATACTGAATTGGCTTAACATTATATAAATCTAACATAGACATACCTATTCTATAAGATAACCAGTAATCTGCATCTAGTTGATTCCAGGGTCTATGTTTTATAAAATCCACTTCCCATTTAGATACAGGTTTAAATTCAATATTGGCTTTACCATTCTGCTTGACGTATATATTATAGTCAGATATAATCTTCATCACGGCTTTGGTGTAACCAATGTTAAACATAAGTTTTACTAAATCAACTTTATTACCATTATTACCAGTTGAGAAGTCTTTAAATTTATATTGACTTATTCTTGGGTCAACATAAACACAAAAGCTTGGTGTTTTCTCATTAGGATTAAATACTGAATGTATTTTTACGTCCTGTCCTGTTAAGGTTTCTGATAAATTTAAATAATATTGAAACACCCAATAACTTGGTATATCATCTATTTCTAATACTAAATTTTTAGTGTTAAACATATTAATCAAATTGAAAAAAAAAGGGGGCATTACACCCCCTCTAATTTTAGGTTAATTTTTGACTACAAATCAAAGTCACTTGCTGATGAGGTTGTTGGCTCAAAGCTTGTTGTTGCCGGAGCTTCTGTTTTAACAACTTTTCTTAAGTGAAGAGGATTGTTAGGATCAAATGTAATCAATTTAGATGACTCAACATCAAGTGCTTCTATTGGTACATTACCTTTACTCATTTTTGGTAGAAACAAATCATTGTTAATATAACCTTCTTTGTTTTCCCATTCACGTGCTGCAAGACATACGTTTACAAAACCTGAATTAGAAAAAATACCATTACATGCACTCATAAATTCCTCAATTGTGTTTGCATTAATCTTATCTAGATCCGCTCTTTTGTTTAGAGTTTCAGCCAAGAATACCATAGCTTTCATAACTTCATTGTCACGGCTAATTTCATTACCATTAGGAAGAATAGTATCTTTATATGCATAAGGGCTAAACCTTACTCTACCTACTTGACCTGAATAACGTGGTCCATCAGGATTGTTTTGATCTACTAAAAATCCTTGAAATTCACCTGTCATAGGCTCACTTTCTACATGCAATGTAATATTATATGCATTTGCATCATATGGAGTTTGATCAAAAGTAACAGAATTAATCTTTACTTTTTGGTTACCTGTTCCAATAACTGGTTTTTCTTTGCCTGATCCGGCAGTCATTCCTTGTGTGTTAAACATAATTTTTACTTTTTAATTATTAGTTTTTAATAAATTACTCTTCATATTTTTTAATACAGTCTTTTACATACTGCAGGTTGTTTGGGATGAAGAAGTCTTCAAACATACCTTGTGGTGATTTACATGTGTTCTCTCCATTGTTTTGAGTTTCAAAACCATATTCAAGTTCACCATCATCATTTTTATTTACCTTTCCAAATAGAACTATAGAAAACAGACCTTCCAAAGTTAGTGTGTTGTCTATCATTTTACCAATGGTTTTTGCTTTAATTTTTCTATTACCATTAATATCAGTTGAATCCTCTGAATGAGTTAAAAATATTACAGTTAAGTCATCTCTCAAATCTTTAGGCATTTTAGCTACTGTAGCTAAGTTTGCTGCAATCTGAGTGAATTTATCATAACCCTTTTCATTAGCTCTATCAAAGTATTCAAAAGAACTCATATACTGCCAATCATCAATAACTAACGTTTTGATTTTTGGCATTTTTTGATCTACATGTGTAATTGCTTTCATTATTCCAGCTGCTGATGAAGAAGAGGCTAAGTTACCTTTTGGATTTTCTTTATTGATTGCTGTATAATTAGATTTCCAACCTTTGAAAGGTAGTGGTTTGTTTGCAATGTTAATTATAAATGTTTCATCAGGATCCAAGTGTCTAATAGATGTTGATTTACCTGTACCTGAATCTGCTATTATTAATATGCTGTTTGCCATTGTTTACTTTTTTAATATTTTAATTAATTGTTGAAGTGAATTGTTTATCTCATTTAACTTACCTGCTATTAGATTTTCATCATTATTAGATGGTTTATCATCTGGGTTAGGTAACTCTGCAAAGTCAAGATCTAATTTTCCTCTACTTGTTACATCATTAATAACCTTTAGTTCACTTGCAGGAACTAAATGTCTTTGAAAACCTGAGTTACTTGTAATCATTTCATATTCTTCTTTCCAATGTGGATTAAATTTTAAAAAGTACAAGGTTCTTTTAGGATCTTCTGAGTCATAGTTTATACTTACAAATTCTGTATAAATATCTTGACCCTTTTCCATTTCACTAGGAAAGAAACTTACATGTAAGTCATCTTTACCCGGTGGTCTATATGCCATTTTAGGTATAAACAGTGCATTAATATTACCAATAGTTTGAAAGTAATCTTCATGCTCTTCTTTTAATTTATTTACTTTTTGTTTACGTTGTTCTGGTGTTATTCCCATTTTTTTATTTTTTAATTTTGTTATCTGCGTTCTTGTTGACCAGGAGTTTGCATTTCCTCAATTTGCATTTGTTCAAACTTTGCTTTAAAGAAACTCATTCTTGCATCACCATTTCTTGCCTTTAAAAAGTGTAATACCAAAGTTCTATCATTTTCTATAATATATCTATCTGGTCCATAATACCTAATCTTTTGTTTAGCAGGACGGTTTATACCAATAAGCATATCTGCATGCTGAAGCATTGCGTCTGAACCAAATATATCTGACTCAAGAATATAATTACCATACTTACCATCAATTGCTCTATCAGGATTATCAATATTTCTATTAAGTTGTGATAATGCAATAAACAAACATGGATAATCCCTTTTACACTGTGTAAAAAATTCACCTAATTCAAATAACATATCTAATGTACTATTTTGATAGGGTGCTCTTTTTACAAGCATGGTATGATCCAATGTAATAATAGTTTTTTTACCCTTATGCATATTCATATACATGTCAATTTGCTCACGCATTTGGTTTACAGTCATTGGTGTTGAAACTATATCTACTGGGTGTTTAACTCTTTCCTTAGCATACTGATGACATGTGTTTAACACATCAGAAGTAAGTATACTACCAGCACTACATAATTCTTTATATGTTTTACCAGTAATAGAACTAAATTCTCTAATAGCTGAAGTTCTACCCACCATCTCAAACTGAAATTCTAATACTCTAAAATTATCTTCAGGGTTTAATGCAAAAGATTCTCTTATAATCTGATCTTTAATAAGTGTTTTACCTGAACCAGGTCTTCCACCTATTACAGTTAAGGTGTTCCATTCTAAACCATCAGTAGCAGCATCATTAAATTTAGGCCACGGTGTATATATAGACTTTTCAGTCCCATTTTGTCTGCCTTGCATGTATTTTAATGCTTCATTGAATGCAGCATATTGCCCCACCCATCCTTCTGTTGATTTAGCCATTCTCTATTGTATATATAATACTTGTTACATTATCTATGCTTGAATTGCATGATTTAGTGTCTGGTTCCCATTCACCATCTCTAAGCATTTGAAAATCTTCAAGTATAAGGTTTAATTTATTTAATACTTCTGCTTGTTGTTCTACTGTCATACTACTTTTTCTTTAAATGTTTGTTGTTCTGTATCAATACCATCTCTAATCATATCACAATAATCAGCTAATGTAGAAGATTTAAC